TCAAATGCACGCGGACTATCTGATTCGGTTGCTACTTTTAATACACTTTCTAAAGCAAGGTTACCATTTTGAATTAAATCTTTGAGATTATTTTGAACCATCTCATAGTCTTTACCAAAATTATTAGAATTAAAAGTTCCACCAACTAAATTCTTAGAAGACTCTGGTTTAGATGGTTCAACATCAAATAGTTTTGCTAAATTTTTATTTAAAGTCATTATCTTAATCTATTTCTATAATTGGATTGATAGTAGTAATTGTAGTAAAACTTTGTACTTCACCAAATATCCATGATTTAGCTACAAATTGAAATGAAGCAATATTTAAACGACGAGAAGAAAAATCACCTTCATATTTTTCTGTTATACTATTACTTTGCATAATAATAGGAATATCAAGATTTGTTTGTACATCATTCATATCAAGCCTAATAGTATGATCTGGCACAAAATATGGCATTATTTGTTCAACAATTTGAAGTAAATCATCAGTATGTCGGGTATACGCATATAAATTAAATACAACATTTACAGGAATCTGACTTTTAATTTTATTTCCATTAGCCTGACATACATCATTAACACTTTGATTTGTATTAAGCGCATACCTACCCAATCTTCTTGATGGATCCGGTGAAATATTAGACATCATAAAACTTATAATAGGTACTTGGACTTCAATACGAGTACCGTCTGTTATTGATGACGGTTGCAATAACCGTTGAATAAATTTTTCTTGAGCAGCATAATGCACTGGAACGCGAATTAAAAATGGATTGCCAGTATCTGGATCTTTATGTTGTATTTCAATATTACTAAACAAAGAACCAAATCCAACAACCAATTTTCTTAAATTTTCATTATAAAAGTTTCCAAACATTTAAGCTCCTTTATGAACAACTAATATCCGAGTTACATTCATCAAACGGATTATTGGGATCAAATCCGTAACTTATTCCCTCTTGTTTAAGGATGTCGTTAACTCCCATAGTTGTGCCCAGTATATTATTTAAAGGAATTACAGTAGAGCCAGAAAGACCTCTTGTTGTTGTATATGGTGAATTGATTGCAGTATTTGGTGTGTCAATCTTTTCGTAGCTATAAGTAAACAACTCTGCAGTTATTTGATATGAATATAATTTACCTAATGGATATAAAGGGTTTTCATGTTCTACAAAGTTAATTTCAAATAACGATTTTGATAATGGAAAATATATAAGATCACCTTCTCTGGGTCTTATAATTGTAGCATCATATGTTGTTACTTCTTCTTTAAATCTTTTACGCGCAAGTAATAAAGATATTTTATCACGAATTTCTAATCCGAATTGACTTATTACATCGGTGCCGTCAAATCCTTTATAAGATTGAATATACATTTCTATAGTATAAATCTGTTCAAAAGAAGACGCTGGATCTTCACCAAAAATTTTATCTATACTAAAATATTTTCTAGGTACATAATAACAATCCTGACCCATAGCTTGTATCAATTCAACGGTAAAACTTTCAACTAATGATTGTTCTGGGCCAAAACTTGTAAGATTAAGATATCTATTTGTTGCCATTTTAACCTATCATGGGATCTACTGGTAATTCATGGGTTTTGAGTAATGTCGCCTCAATTACATCTAATTCTTTTTGAGCATCTTGCATTATTGCTGCGGAGTTTATAGAAGCTCCACCTGGAAGTGGTATACCAGCATATTTCATTAAATTTTGAGCCCACTGTTTCTTTAATAGTGCTCCATAATGTCTCTGAAAAATACGATCACTCCAAACTGTTGGATGATACTCAGGATTTACTTTTACATATGCTTCAACCATCAAATATGACCCAGCTGGAATTAAACTTTGTTGAGTTTCTAAAAATAATCTTTGAGTAGTATTTGTATACGTAAATGAATATGGGTAATTAAATACATCATTTATTAGTTCAAGATAACTCATAGCTTCCATATAAGTTGCCATTGGACCTTGAGCCAAACCACCTTGATTAAAGTACAAACCAAAAAAATCAAATAAAGTCATCTGATACCGCAAATCAAACATATAATCACCAACAAGATTGCCGGGAGCATATACTTTGCTTATAGTGCGTATATCACTAGCCATTGGCCAAAATCCTGTAGCTCCAGTCTCGGATGATGTAACTGACTGTGCACCCAATCCATAACCAAATTGTGATACGTCAAAATACTTTTTTGCAACATTTTCTACAGTTACTGGAACAACAAACTGTGCTCGTTCATTAAAATTATAATGACGTTCATACAAATACTCCAAAGATTCGTCTAAACGATCATGTGCCTGTTCTGCATCAACATTTATTTGAATTACAGGAGCACCGAGTTTTCTATATGTAAAATCAATAAATTCTTGACGGGTAGTTATGGCCATAGAAATATTTATGAATTCTCAATAATTTTATTAACTTGAGAAATCAATTTTTCTTTTTCTTCACTATGACCAATAGTTACTTGAATAAGTTCCAATTCGTTAGGATCAAATGCTTCAATCATCTCTTTTCGCAATTTAACTTCTATTGGTTTAAAATTTGGGTCATAATTGCTAAATCCAGGCATTTGCATTGGACAATTTAATACTGGATAATCTAATTTTGAATAATCTGTACTTTCTGCCATTAGCCATGTGTGTGGTTTGTCACCGCAACCACACCCTCCACAATAGTGTTTTGTAGAATCTACATCACTTTGTTTTAAAAATGGACAGGTGGTAGTTAAAGTACCTCCACCAAAACAAGAAAGAATTCTTAATTGTTTAGTTGGAATATCTGTTTTAGTATTTGATAAGCCACGTGAAGCTAAAGACGCAGCAAACATAATCATTTTAGTAAACATAAATTTAAAAAGTCGAATAATTGACTGACATACCGGCAGGAACTATATATTTTTCAATAAATGATTTATATGAAGTTAAGTTTGACTGTTCTGCAGTGCTTATTTTAATTTCTATAGTGGTATATGCACCAGTATCTATGAACACGCTATTCCAAGGTATTCCTAATAAAGAACATATTGCATATTTTATTGCTGCAGGAGTACCCTTACAATTAAAATAATTTGTATCAGATTTAATTAAAAAAGTTCTTAAATTTTGAATAATTCTTTGAAACTCTGTTGTACTAAAATCAGCACCAGGAAAATAAAAATCTGCCAATGCTTCTAAAAATATATCATTTGTAAAAAGTGGAACTCGTATTGTTTCCCAATTTAATTGTGCGCCATATCCATACTCTTGACTCAATAACCATCTTAAATAATTTTTTATCAAAGGAACAATAGTTACATTATTTGGATTGTCAGAGTATTCTTTTAGTATCCATTGTGGAAATAATGATTCTACTGTTAGCTTATCACCCAACCAAGGTTTATCTAAATTTATATAATAATCACTACCTGCTGCAGTAGAAGCAGTTTCTGACAATAAATTCATTTTAGTGTCAAGAGATAAAGCTAAATTATTTAATAGTAATATCATTGTGTATATACTAAACGTATTCCAGCAAGTTTTCTAGCATTTAAATAAGTCATTAATGCTGTTTGATTTGATGCAGATAAGTTTGTAACATATACATTTACTGTACCAGGTACACAACAATCATTAACAACAGTAATATAATCTTCGCTTTCAGTGCCACTTATACCAGATCCTAAAATTGCATTAATATAATCTGATATGGTTACACAACGATCTTGACCAGTGGCTTGAAAAAGTAAACTATATCTTGCACGATCAACACCAATTAAATTATATCCACCTGTTGGCAAATCAGTTGTATTAAATTGTGCATCAGATCTAGATGTAATGCTTGCATTATTTGAATCAGTTCCATTTGTTAAAACAGCTTTAATTAAAACAGTACTTGATGACGTTAATGTTTTAGCACTTGGAAAATTATTTGTAACAATATATCCTTGTGGTCCGTTTATTACTGTAAACGTATTTTGATTTCCTGTTGCTGCTGTTGAAGATTTATCAACCCTAGTCCATTTATTCACTACACCAGAATTGGTTGTGCTTTCATAAAATGTAATTGTCCGGGGATCCACTGTATACGGAAGTTGACATGATTGTGTATCATAGTCATAATTTGTATAACTAACAACCTGTGTTCCAGAATAAAGAGTAGTTGTTTTTGCATTTCCAGCAGGAACAGAATTTATATTGAAAAAATATGCAATAGCTCCAGAACTTGTTGTAGCTTGGAATGTTGTATAATCTTGTAACGTTGCTCCAACAGCTGTAATAGTTCTCGTAGTACTTGCTCCTTGGACTGGAGCTATGAGAACCGAATTATTAGCTGCAATACCCAGTAAACTATTTAATAAGGTAGTTGTGGTAGCAAAAGAATTAACATAACCAAACTGTGCATATACACCATTATATGCTGTTACAGTGGATAGCAAATTAATTAATAAATTTGCTGTGCTTGCATTGTTTGCAAAATCTATATCAGCCAATTCAGGTTGTTTGGATAAAAAAGAAATTAATGATGTTTTAATATCATCAAAATCTAAAGAAGCGACTGATAAATTTTTAAGTTGGTAGGTCATTATAGATTAACCTCTACAAAGGTAGTAGCATCTGTTTGAGTTGATATTCCATCTGTTATTGAATAAGTTACTGTAAATTGAAAGCTATCTTGAGAAGCGTATGTTGTATAAACAGATATATTATACAATTTTGGAATAGCAGCTTGAATAGATCCAGCTAAAGATGCTTGTAGGGCTGGAAGGTTAGCTTGACCATTAAAAATATAATCAAAATAATTAGACCCAAGATTCATACTTGATAGATCGGAAGAGCACA